CGCTCAGCGCCAGGCAACCGCTACCCCGAGCGCTCAGGAGGTGACCGCCACGCAACCGGAAGAGGCCGTGTCGATCAGCGACCAGGCAAGTCCAGCATCCCAAGACGTGGCCAGCTCACAGCCATCTCCTTCCGTCTCGACCCAGCGTCAACCCACCGTCACGCCGTCAGAGCAGACAGCGAGCGCCTCACAACCTACCCCCAGTGTTTCTACCGGAACCGACGCCACCGTGACCCCTGGAGCGCAGGCGGGGAGTGCCTCGCAGCCGGCACCGACCGTCAGCGCGGAACAGAACGTCACGGTGGCACCTTCCCCCCAAGTCGCCGCCACGTCTCAACCCGAGGAATCGGTGGCGACGACGCAGAACGCCGCGCCAACCCCAGGCGTCCAGACCGTCACCAGCTCGCAGCCGAGCCCAACGGTTCAAGGACAGCGCGACGCGACCCCAACGCCAGGCAGCCAGGACGGAGTAACCTCGCAGCCAGCAGCAACACCGAGCGCTCAGCGCCAGGCGACAACGACCCCAGACGCACAGGATCTCACCGCCATGGCGCCCGAGGAGACCGCCACGGGCGAAGCCGGTGCCCTCGTCACGCCGCAGGCCCAACAGGTCACCGCTTCCCAACCCGAGGAATCGGTGTCCGGGGAGGCAAGGATCAGCCCCGTTGCCCAGGTGGTGACGCCCACTCAGCCAACGCCCATCGTCCACGCCGATGCGGTGGTAACACCGGAAGAGCAGGACCTAACGACCTCCCAGCCAGAACCCACCGTCCGCTTTGAGGCAGGGCTCTACACGCGAGGCGTCGGCCGCTTCAACCGACTGGCCAACGGCCACGGCCGCGCAGGCGGGAGCGGGACGCGAGCAGCGGCGGCGTTTGCCCGCCAGGTTCCCCGCTACAACCGGGGATAACCGTGCGCGGGGACGTTCCTACAATGGGGTAGGCGCATCCTGCGCCCGTTTCCTATGCCGTACATCAGCAAGACCGACGTCAGTAACCACCTCAACATCACCGCCCTCAGCTCCGCCGCCGAAGCCACCCTCGACGTGATCATCGCCGGTGTCGAAGCCGCCGCCGACACCTTCTGCAACCGCACCTTTGGCGCCACGGCTCTGCAGACCGAACTCTTCGACGGCAACAGCGACATCTTCTTCCCCCGCAAGATGCCGGTGAGCTCGATTACCTCGGTCAAGATCGACGGCGACCTCGTGGCCGCTGACGACATCTACAACTACGGCCACTACATCCGGCTTGGCTACCGCGCCGCCCCCGGTAACCGCATCGTCGAGATCACGTACACCCCCACAGAGACCCTCCCAAACGACGTCAAGCTCGCCCTCATCCAGTGGGCTGGCCAGCTCTTCAAAGCGGCCGAGGACGGCGGCAAGGTCACCGAGCGTGTCCGCGTCGGCGAGGTCGAGCTGTGGTTCAAGACCCAGGACGGGATGCCCAAATTCGTCGAGCAGGTGTTGGCGCGGTACCGCGTCTACCCGCTCTAACCTATGACACTTCCACTCATCACCGATACCGTCAGCGTCTACCGCCTGACCCGCACCGTCAACAAGGAGGCCTACGGCGCCAGTCCGGTCATCACCGGCCTCGATTGCCAGATCGTCCCCGCCGGCACCGAAGTCCTGGCCATCTACGGCGGCAACCCCAGCTACTCCCTCTTCGAGATCTACTTCGACGAGAACGTGACCCTCAAGAACGGGGACAAGCTCGTCTCCGGTGCCACCGCCTACGTCGTGCGCGACGTGCCGATGCGGGTCGAGAACCGGCTCCTCTCCTACACCAAAGTCGTCGCGGAGGTGGTCACATGAGCTACCGCCTGACCGCCGACGTGATCGGAGCCGACGAGCTACGGCGTGCCTTCCAACAGGCGCCCAAGCTCACCCTGCGGGAGCTCTCTCGCGCAATCGGATCCACCGCGGCGTCGATCCAGGGGAAGGCCAAGCAGTACGCGCCGGTCGACCAGGGCATCCTGCGGGCGTCCATCCACACCGAAGGACCGCACCAGCGCGGCAACGACGTCGAGGCCAAGGTGGGCACCAACGTCAAGTACGCCCCCCACCAGGAGTACGGCACCGGGATCTACGGTCCCAAGAAGCGCAAGATCGTCCCGATCAAAGGGAAGTTTCTCGTCTTCAAGGTGGGCGCAGAGACCGTCTTCGCCCGCTCGATCAAGGGCGTCCGTCCGAAGCTCTATTTCAAACGCGGTATCGACGAGAGCCAGCCCCACTTTGCGTCCTCGATGCGGGATGCACTGACGGCGATCGTGAAAGGACTCGCCGCCTGAACCTATGGGTTACGTCTCAATCGCCAATAAGCTTGTTGCCCTCCTCGAAGAGATCACCGATTTCTCCGTGGTCTACGACCACGACGTTCCCCAACTGGCAGGGTTCCCCGCCGCCACCGTCCAGGCAGCCTCCCACCAAAACACCTTCCACGACACGGCAGCCAACAGCCGCACCTACACCTTCTTGATCCGCCTCTTCTACCGGCTCGACGTCGACCAGGACGCCGAGACGATCCTGCGCGACCTCGCCGACCAGGTGATCGCCAAGCTGGAGCAAAACGTCACCGTCGCCGGTGTCTGGGAGATCGCCCAGCCCACGAGCGGGGTGTTCGTCAAGGACAAGCGGGAAGTCGACGTCCAGATCGTCGAGCTGAGTGTGGCGATCCGCTCCCGCGTTCTGCGTTAGGGACATGGATAACCGCTCTATTTGACATAACTACAATGAGGGTGATGGCTACTTATCGCTACCGCTACACGGGGAAAGACCCCGTTCATATGCCGACCATCGGCGCGTCCGTCAAGCACGGCGACGAGGTCGAGAGTGAGCACGCAATCCACCACCCCGACTTCGAGCGCGTCCAGGACGAGCCGAAAGAGGAGAAGGAGGACACGGCGAAGAAGCACCGCTAATCGTTTATGTCAGCAGGCGTTTTATCAGCAATCAGTTTTGGTCTCGAATCGACCTGGGGCACCCCCGTCGTTCCCAATAAGTCGATCGCGATTCGTCCCGGCGACGGTATCCAGACCGACACCGATCTGCAGCTCGTCTCCTCCATCAAGGCCCAGCTCGCCAGGAATGCCAGTTCCTTCAAAGGAGCCCAAACGCACGAGGGCGAATACGAGCTCGACTTCATCCCCGGCGTCGCCGGTTACCTGATCAGAAGTGCCCTCGGTTCCGTCTCCTCAGCCGCCAAGATCGCCCCCAACGCCGCCGTCTACGACCACACCTTCTCCGAAGCCGAGACCAAACCCTCCCTCACCGTTGAACAGGCGGTCGGCGACATCGTCCGACGCTACGCCGGGGTCATCGTCAACTCCCTCAAGTTCTCCGTCTCCCCTGGGGAAGCCCTCGCCCTCACCGCGGGGATGAAGGCCAAGAGTTCGGCCTCCGCATCCAAGATCACCCCAACCTACGAAACGATCCGACCCTTCAACTTCGCCGACCTGGGCGCGGCAGGAGTGTCGATCGGCGGCCAGGCCTACACCCCTCGCGCCCTCGAGGTGACCTACAACAACAACCACGAGCTGCTCCACACCCTCGGAAGCAACGATCCGTCCCATAACTACGCCAAGGGCTCAGAGGTGTCCGGCTCGTTCGAGCTCTACCTCGACGCCACCAGCGCCGCCGAGTACGCCGACTACCTGAGCAAGACCGACAACGCCCTCGTGATCACCTTCACCGGCGATGCCATCGGCTCCAGCAGCAACTACGGTCTGCAGATCAGCATTCCCAAGGCGTCCTACAACGCCGCCACCTTCCCCGTCACCGACGAATACAACATGCTCTCGGTCGAGTTCGACGGCATCTACGACACCGCGACCAGCAAGCTCTTGACCATCGTCTTGACCAACCTGCTCACAACCTACGCTAGCTAATGGACAACATCACCCTCACCACGCCTAGCGGCTGGAAAGCCGTCATCAAGCCCTTCATGACGTTCGGCGACAAACGCGCCCTGGAGCGTGTCTTTGCCGAGGGGATGACCCTCGATTCCAAGGGAGATCCCCATGCCTCAGGCAAGTCCGTCTACGACGCCCAGGACAAGGCCGTTTCGATGATGGTCAAAGAACTGGTCGCGCCCGATGGCGGTAATCCGATCGTCAACCCTGAAATGATTCTTGCCAAGATCATGGCCATGCCCGAAGAGGACGGCCGGATGATCTACGACAAGGTCAACGAGCTCACCAACCCCACGCCGCAAGGCGAAAAAAGGGGGAGCTAGAACTCGCCCTCTTCGCCCTCTACCGCAACGGCGGCACCGTCCCCGACGAGTACCTCACCGCCTACCTCTGCGACCAACTCAACCTCACCTACACCGACCTGATGGCCCAACCCGATTGGTGGGTCAGGCAGATGCAAACCATCCACCGCCAGAAGGCGCGTGCCCACGCCGCCGCCCAGCAGGAACAGCAGCGCAAGATCGCCAAGAAGCGCTAACAGATAACCGGAAGCCGCCAGATCGCTAAGATGGGAGTGAAGGCCCGCCTCGCGGGTTCCTCCCTTTATGGCAGACGAACGCACCCTAGAAGTCGTCCTCCGGGCACGAGACGAAGCATCCAAGACGATCAACCAAGTTGCCCACGCCTCAGACGGCCTGTCGGAGTCGTTCAAACGCAACCTCAAAGAAGCCGGTCTCTTCGCCGGTGGTGTCCTCGGCTCCCTCGGTCTTCTCACCCAAGCCGCCGTCGCCAACGCCGCCTCCTACGAGCAGAACCGCATCGCCTTCGAGTCGATGCTCGGCTCGGCAGACAAGGCCCGCGTCCTCCTCAAGCA